ATTGATTTAAAATCGGATTCCAGTAATTTTCCTATGCTATTAAAATCCGGCGGCATTTCCTCTTTTGGTTCCGGTATCTGCTTCAAAGCAGCAGAATATATTTCATAGTCCTTTTTGTAGTCCTCTATATCTATTAAATCATTTACATACAATTCTTTGAGTTTTGATAATTTCCGCTTTAAAGTTGCCTTATCAACAGAAGCGGCAGCACGTTTTTTTTCGGCGGCTTTTACATCCCATTCCAATTTACAATTTTCAAGTTCATTAGCCAGATTACTAAAAAGCCATTCTTCAACCATATCCTCACGGGCTTCCTTTTTGTGATTACATAGTGCCCGCTGAAAATGCTGATTGCAACGGTAGTAATACCTATTGCCAGCCTTGCGACCGACAAGTTTATGCGAACATTCATCACAAACCAGAATAGAGGTGAAAATATATACTTTCCCCGATGGTGCGGAACGGGCATTTCGCTTTAACAATACTTGTACCCGGTCAAATTGCTCACGGGAAATAATAGCCGGACAGAAACTAGAATTATAACGTCCGTTGCGGTTGTATATTCCGGTATACAATTCCTCTGAAAGCATACGTCGGAAAGTTGCGCCGCACCAATTTACCCCATATGTTTCACGGATATATCTTATAGTGTCCCGTTGGCTTATAGTGTTTTCATAATAGTTAAATGCGTCCCGGACAATTGCGGCTTGTTCTGGTACGATTTCCAGACGTTTTTCATCGTTCACCCTAAAACCAAACGGGCAACTACCAGAAACCACAGTTCCCCGATTGACTTTGCTGTCAAAAACAACGTCGATTCGCTCGCCGTCAATATCAGATTCATTTTGTGCTATTGACAGCTTAACATTTATATATAGTCTACCGTTTGCAGTGGTAGTGTCGTATTCTTCATCCGTAGTTTTCCAGCCGCAGTTATGGGCTTCCAGAATTTCTTGAATTTTATAATAGTCTGCCACATTACGAAACCACCGGTCCAGGCGGCAGATTAAAATTAAATCTATTTTATCTTGCTTTACATCATCTAACATGCGAAGAAATTCAGTACGCTTATGCATGCGCTTCCTTGCGGTTTTAGCAGCGTCTATATATATGCCGACCACAATCCAACCCCGTTCCCTCGCGTATTGTTCCAGACGTTCTTGTTGGGCTTCCAAAGACAGCCCCCTTATTTTTTGTTCTTCGCCCGAAACACGGATGTAAAGCGCAACCTGGACAGGGGACGTGGTGATAAGTTCTTTTTTTATCATATAATCACCTGTTAATTTCCTTTCATTTCCCATCTACAGGTGTTATAATAACAATGCAGACGGCATGTTGTATCTGGTATGATGTACGTTGCACCGCACTTGGAGTGTTCCCAGCACGCCAAGTGCATTTTATTTGTACATTATGAGGGTGTGAAAACCCTCCATCTCTTTTGAAAGCCCCTGCCCTTGAATGGAATTGAATTTAATGTCTACAATTTCATATCCGTCTTCCTGCATGCGAGAAACAATCTCGTCAATTTGCACAGTATATTTGTCTTCGCAACCGAATATTTGATTCAATACTTTACCAAAGCTGTTGATCATTACGACATGGATATTACCATCTTTTGGTTTCAAAAATTTCTTTGTATCCGCATAAATGACAGTTGCAGTGTTCTTTTGATTTTTTGTGAACATTCCCATAAAATCCTCCTGAAAAATATTATAAGTAGTTGATAAACATTATTAGATAGTAAAATTATTAAATGGCAATATGTTCCAGTGGCATATATTGCCATTGCAGAACTATAATTATACCGCACCCAGTCTTCCGACGAAAGAAAGGTGTGTGGAAAACATGAAGATTATAAAATACATAAAATACAGTAGATATGATGTATACGCTATATATTACCGTAACACAAAAACCATGTATTATAATTTAAACTTCTTAGGTACGACACAACTAATCATTTACAAATAATAAAGTAGCGGGAAACTGGGTGTGTTTTGTCACCCAGCCCCGCTTTTTTCTTGTAGTTCCACTGGCGGGAATTGCCGTTCTAATTCTTCCGGCGTGTCGGGCACATCATAATCAACGCTATGCAAGTTGGTGCTTTCTTCCGAAACCATCTTTGAAAACTTCTTCTTAAAATGGTCAACAAGCTTTTGCCGCACATCCGTTTCTAATTCAAAATATGCTTTTACAATAGCCAATTCAACTTCATCAGCCCCGCGCTCTCTTACGAAAACATCAAGGCTGAACGACGGTGGTTGTATGTACATTGGTTCGGAACCATATCGTAGCCAATCCTCATTTAGATCGAAAACGGAACATATAGTCTTTATGCTACTTTCGGAAACTGTGGAACCGTCTTGTTCCATATAACTGATACCGGACTGCGTAACGCCAAGAAGTTCAGCAAGCTGTTTCTGATTAAGTCCTTTTTCTTTTCTGAACGTTCTAATACGCTCGTTTATTTTCACTTTTTCACCTCCTTATATTGTTTATAAAATAATAATACCAGTCACTTGTATAAAAGTCAATAAAAACAGTGAAAAGAGTATTGACAAATACAAGTGACTAATATAATATTGAAATATAAAACAAGTTACTTGTATTATGACAACAGTTACTTGTAAAAAATCAATACAATCATACCAGACCGCGCCCGCTGGGAACGGGCGAGAAGCAGAAAGGAGGAACAATCTATGACACGGGGAACAAACATGGAAATTATGTTGAATGCAGAAAACCAGAATGAAGCCGTAGCGGTAATGGATTTTCTGGAAACATTGGACCAGGGCGAAAAGAAAGAGTTTTTAGCATTTTTGCAAGGGGCGAAGTTCGTCAAAAATCTGGCAGCAGTAGCAGACACAATGAAATCCGCGTAACATGCGTTTGCTTGCATAGGCGACACGAATGTTTGAGTTGGAAAGGAGGTGGCAGCAGTTGAAGCCTTACAAGGAACTTGCGGAAATGATGGAAAAGAAAATTGATGAAGCAATACGGAACACAACAACAATATTTCATTTTTGTGGATTAGTTGATTGTTGGATAGCTTTTTCAGAAAGAGATAAGGAAACGCCAGATAATGAAAAAGCAGAAAAGTATAAAAAAGTGATTGCTTACATTGAGGATAGGTTAGAACAGGCAGAACCGCAAGAAGAATCAAGTGGTGGGTGTATAAACCTAACTTTTGGCTATATTGCTTTGCGGCAGAAATTGGAAGAACCCGCCGACGGCGAAAGAGAAGCCGGAATGTTACAGTTGATTCCGTAACATTCCGGGAAAATATTATACCGTCTTGAAGTGCTTGCCGCCACATTTCGGGCATGGTTCGAGGCGTTGTCCGGGAAAACGTACAATTTGCTTATGATTGCAACCGCCTTTACTGGTTACAGTACAGCAGAAATATGTTCCCGGTGGTGGCGGTTCTTGATTTACGCTATCCCGTATGTAATAGCGACCCATTAAAAAACCCCCTTTGCTATAAATTATCAGCTATGCAGGGCTGACAACATGATTATAGCAAAAGGGGGAGGGAAAAGAAAGGAGGTGGCAGCAGTTGGAGAAATCGACACTAACAGTAATTAGACACCGAAGTCAGACGGGGGAAGTCGAAGAAACATTACAAATGACACAAGAAGAATTTGACCGGATAACTAGCATGTATTCAACGGGATGCAAGACATACAAAAGAAACATACCGATGTCCGAGAGAATAACAGCGGCACAGGCAACGGCAAAAGTGGATGAAGAATTAAAAAAAGAAAATTTCGGCAGTGTAGATACGGATGGTTTTGAAAAGGCGATTTGCCTAATGCGGGGATGGTCAGAAATGATTTTGAGGGAAATGCAGAAAGAGAAGAACTTCCGCATTGAAATTAACTATAATGCGGAAGCCATGAAAACAGACATTTGCATTTATACACCGATTACTGAACACGGGACAAAAGACAATTTGCCGGAACATCAAGAAAGCTGATGTCAAACTTTTCATCAACAAAGAAAACGGCAGATTGAAAACCCTGTTTCCAGTGCAACCCGTTAAAAGAAAAGTTTTCTATACGGTCTACCAAAGTGTTTTTTTCATCAAGCGATAACGACGAAAAATTAACTTCATATTGGTGCAAAGCCATTATATCACCCCCTTATTATGTATTACCAGCCGTGCAGGGTTGGTAAATCAATTATAGCAAAGGGGACCAAAAAACAAAAGGAGGTTTCCACATGGCAGAAATGTTATTAAACAATGGCGAAAAAAAAGAAGCGAAAATGGTAACGGATTTTCTGAAAGAAATCAATCCAAACCGTAAAAATGAGTTTATGGCTTTCATGTTAGGGGCAAAGTTTACAAGCACTCTTAGCAAAAGCGAAAAGGAACGGTCGGCGTAAAGTGAACCCGCCGCCTATGGCGGGTATAGGAGGTTGAGAAATGCAGATACAAGGCACATTCGACCCGAAACGGTTTTATGAAACCCTTGCCCGGATTATTTCACAGAAAGAGAATGTGAAAATCACGGTCACGGTTCACCAGGAATCAAAGGAGCCAGAGCAGGAAAAGGCTACCGCTTAATACATACCAGATACAACTTTTTATAAAGCAAATAAATAACTGGGAAATTTATTTGCATGAACGAATGGCGGCGGAAGAAAACAGGCGGAAAGGTGGATAAAGTGCAGGGCGATAGAATGACCCCGGAAGAAAGAGGGCTTGCAGAGCGATACCACGGGCTGATTTTCACTTTCCTACGGGAAAACAAGTTAAATAATAATGATTATTACGGGATTGCGGCAATCGGTTATTGTAAAGCGGTAATGAGGTATTGCCGCAATGAAAATTTAAAGAAGTACAGTTTGACAACAATTGCCTGGTATGGGATGCGCCGGGAAGTTGGCAATGAAAGAGAAAAACGGCAGAGAATAAAGCGGAATGCGCCGCTTGTCAGTCTGGACGCGGCACAAAACGGGGATGAATCATTGTCATTACATGGTTGCATAGGCAAGATGGATATACACATTGAAGAAATAACAGAATCGGAGATTAAGCAGGAAATTATAAGCAGGCTTGATATGGTTCAGCGGCAGCAGTTGGAATGTGTATTGCAAGGTTATTCAATAAAAGAAAGTGCGGAAATCCTAAAAATACCGAAGAGTAAGGCTTACAAAATCCAAAAGGCTATCAAGCAGGCAACGTATGAAATTATGAAAATGACTGATTGGGAGGTTAAAGAACGGGCATGAAATACAGAGGTTTGGACAATAAAGGAGAAATGGTTTACGGGTTGCCGTCTTATGGATACCAGACAGAACAGATTACAGAAATTGGGACACCGGAGGGCGATTTTATAGCAATCAGACCCGGCACGTTAGGAGAATATACCGGATTCGATGATAAGAGAGGGACCGGCATTTATACGGGTGATATCGTTGAATTGATTCTTCCAGGGGAAACCCGGTTGTTTGAGGTTGGGAAAACGATACTTGACCGGGAGTTAGTGCCACCCACAGGATTCACAGCGGCAGGAAAGAACACAATAAGACTTCACACATACGTTTTTATTTGGATACAAACGGGCGACATTCTTCTGCCTTGCGTGGATGTCCGGGGGAGGTGTGACACGGAGAAAATGACAGTTATCGGAAATGTACACCAAAACCCGGTATTAGTAAAGGGGACTGCGGGTAATGTATAGGGCAAAAATTTCCGACAAGTACCCTTATCCGATTTGGGTATATGGGAAATATATCACCGAACCGCCAGACCGACCGAGCGACGGGGCGAAAAGACCCAAAGGACATTACATTGATAAGGGCGGATACCCTGGGGCAAATGTATATGAAATCAACATGAATACGCTTTGCAGGGATATGGGGCGGACTGATCGAGAGGGTAAGGCGATATTTGAGAATGATTTTTTAAGGCTTGATTTCCCGGATATCACAGGGATAATTTCACATACTTACGGCATTGTAGAAAGCAATAATATGCAGGGAATGGATATTGTGGATTTCTGCACGGGTGAGATTATCAATGCGCAAGATATACCGGGTAATATTTTAACGGTTATAGGAAATTTGTATGACGACAAAACATTCATAGATGATATGAGGGGGATATTTTTTGAAAGCATGGAAATGCCCTATATACCACGAATTAACGTACATACGGGGGATTTCCCCTATTGGGTAATTCAATGCCGCAAATGCGGATATAAAACGCTTGGTGCCGAGTTTAAAACATCATGTAGTAAGTGCGAGGGAAAAGCAGATTGTACCTTGACAAGTGAAATCAAAAAAGAAAGCGTGTCGGTGTAGTGGCATACACAGAACGCTTTCTTTATAGTCCATAGTCACAATGACTTTCGCTAAATTCATTGTACTATGGACGACCCGAAAAGTCAATATATTGTTAATACAAAAATAGAATGTTTGTTCGGGTGGCAAGCCGATAGCGCACAGGAAAAGGGGGGCGTTAGCGGGCTTGTATGGGGTATTAACGTTGTAACGAAAGTACCCCTATGCAGGAATGAATGGCATAAGGAGGACATAGGGCAGTGAGGAAAAAAGGAGTAAGAAACTTCTACCGTGAAAAGAAAATCTATTGCGGTAAAGATTACATAGAGGTGGATGTTATTCCGTGCAGTGTGAAAGGAAAGGGGAAGAGAAAGAGGGTAACGGAATCTACACCGACACAAAAGAATCTGAATGATAAAAACAGCAAGCGGTATTTTGTTCAAAAGGCGAATGCGAATTTTGGAAAGGGGGATTTGTGCGTTGATTGTACATATGCAGATAAATACCTACCAGCAACGCTTGAAATAGCACTGAAAGACCTTGAAAACTACATAAGGCGGATAAAATACCATATGGAGAAGAAAGGGCTTGATTTGAAGTATATGGCGGTCACAGAGTACACGTTAGAGGGAGAAGAGGGCGACGACGGTGGGGAACCCGTTCGGGTGCATCATCATTTGATTATTAACGGGGGACTTGACAGGGATTTCATAGAATCACTATGGAGTAAAAGGGTTAAGGGCAGCAGGGAACCGGAAAGCATAGGTTTTGTCAATGCTGATAGATTACAGCCCAATGAAAACGGCATTGAGGGGCGTTGTAACTACATGCAGAAGCGAAAAAAAGGGTGCAAACGCTTCACTTGTTCACAGAACCTTACAAAGCCAGTTATTAAGCCCAATGACAGCAAATACAGCCGCCGGGATGTATTGAAATTAAGGGAAACACCGGAGGATAAGGAACATTGGAGAAAACAATTTCCTGGCTTTGAGCCGTCACGGATTGAATGGGAATATAACGAATTTACCGGGTGGGCGGTGTATGTCAAATTAAGGAGGATTGCATAAATCGGATGGGTAAGAACAGATATTGCGCAATGTTCAGTTGCAGGCGTTCCGGTGGTGCTACATGCTGGAATTATTTTCATGAGTTTTCCGGTATGTATTGTCAGAAAGAAAGGTGCGAGTTTTACAAGAATTGTTGTATGTGCGCACTTAAAGAAAGGTGTGAAATAGGGAAAAATGATAGTCGGAATACATGATGCCGAAAAAGAACACTTCAAGAAAAAAACATACCCGAACTATGCGCTTATGAAAATATCGGCATTTCATAAAATGCAGGGGGATGATGTGGTGTGGTGGCAGCAGGACCGGCAATATGACCGTGTGTACTCTTCAAAGATTTTTGACTTTACGGCGGAGAATCCAAACTTGCCGCCGGACACGATAAAAGGGGGAACCGGATATGATTTGAAAGCGGTGTTGCCGCCGGAAATTGAAAATGTATTCCCGGACTATTCCATTTACCCGGATTGTGATTATGCAATAGGCTACATTACCCGCGGTTGTCCCCGTAAATGCCCGTGGTGCTTAGTTCCTGCCAAAGAGGGCAATATAAAACCCTATCGTACATGGCAGCAGTTGGTTAGGTTTGACACCGATAAACTTATACTTATGGATAATAATATTTTAGCCAGTAAATACGGAGTTGGACAGCTTGAAAACATGATAGGGTCGGGATATCGGATAGATTTAAACCAGGGCATGGACGCCCGGCTTGTCACGCCGGAAATAGCTGATATTTTGTGCCGTCTGGAATGGATTAGATACATACGGTTTTCGTGTGATACTATCGGTCAGATTTCTCACATAGACAGGGTTGTGAAATTATTCGGTGAACGTGGGGTAAAGCCTTATAATGTTTTGGTTTACGTTTTGGTTAGGAATGACTTGGAAAATGCAGATTTCCGGGTTGAAGCCTTGAAGAAACATAACGGCATACGCCTTTATGCACAGGCAGAGAGAAACGAGCGGTTAGGGATTGTGCCGAACCGGGCGCAATTAGAATTTGCAAATAGGTACGTTTACGGTGGAACGTTCCGGCGTGAAAGCTGGAAAGAATACATAAACAAACGCCCCTATCTGAATATGTGAAAGGTGGTAAATGATGGGAGTTAAAAGAGAGGAAAGGAGAAGAAAGAAGTGGCAAAACGGGTAAAACAAATAGTTAAATGCGACAATTGCGGCAGAAATGTTGTGATTCACCCAAAGTATAAGCGGGTCGGCGAACTGGAATACAGGTATTTTACTTGCAAGCGGTGTAAAACCGTATATGTGATATCGGTAACAGATGAATCCTTGCGGCAGGATATCAAGAAGTACACGAAAATTATTGAGGGGTTGAAAGGTAAAATCGTACCCCCGGAAACGGCACAGGAAGCACAGTTGATTATTGAAAATAACGTGAAGCGAAGCCGGGAACTTAAAACATTGTATCCGCTTGAACTAAAAGCGTGGGAAAGGTAGGTAAAGTATGCAGACAGCGGCATTTATGGCAAGATGCCCCTTTGAAATCGGGGATAAATTAAGGGTTGGGATGGTAGACAAAACGCTGATTGTAAATTACCCGAATAAGGACTTAACGGCAGAGGTTGTCATAACGGATATTCTTACAATCCATTCATTGAAAAATCAGTGTGTGGAATTTCGCTATGAGATTTACGGCGTAGAGGGGCGGTTGTGGAAAGTTGCTGATTGGAAAGAGGTTTCACAAGATGATAAAACATGATGTGCCCGATTCGGACACAATGCAGATAAAAACAATACTAAAATATCCGGGGGCTAAAAATCGTTTAGCTGATTGGATAGTATCATTCGTTCCGGAACACAAAGTTTACCTTGAACCATTTTTCGGTAGCGGGGCGGTATTCTTCCACAAGAAGAAATCACGCATTGAAACCATAAATGACATAGACAACAATGTATACATACTTTTCAAGGTTTTGAGGGATGCGCCGGACGAATTGATTCGGCGGCTTTACTATACGCCGTACAGCCGCGAGGAATATAACCAGGCGTTCAACGCCACGACCGACGATATAGAAATAGCCCGTAGATTTTTAGTGAAATGCTGGCAGGGGTTCGGTTGTTCCAATGTTTATAAGAATGGCTTTCGTTCCAGTCAGCAGAGCATAAGTCCACAGACAACAAAGCATTGGGGCGAATTGCCGGAAAGGATGGTGTGGGCGGCTGATCGCTTAAAGCAGGCACAAATTGAATGCCTGCCAGCCGTGGAACTTATAAAAAGATATGATACAGGGGACGTATTCATATATCTTGACCCGCCGTATCTACATGGCACAAGAAAAGGATATCTGTATAAATATGAAATGGCGGATAATGAACACATAATATTGCTGGAAATGATTCGGCGACACCCTGGAAGAATATTGATTAGTGGTTATGAAAATGACATGTATAACTACATTCTATCCGGGTGGCATAAAGCAAATATGAATACGCAGGCGGAAAGCGGCTTAAAAAGAACTGAAATATTGTGGTTCAACTATGACTTAAAAACGGGGGTTAAAAATGTGGGATAATCTTTCGGCGGAAGAAGAATTGAAAATGTGGCAGCAGGGCAGAAACGCACCGATTGACGAAAAAGCCTTGCAACGTCAATATCAGAATAAAATAAATAATGCGCAGGGGCAGCACTTTGAACGGGAGATATTGGCAGGATGCCGGACGTATTCGGGCGTTGGTATTGCGGATATAGACAAAACCCCCGAACCGTTTCGGGTTATGAAAAAGGAAAGAAACGGAGTGTTTAAGGGCAGATTTACAGCACTTGCGCAACCGGATTTCCAGGGAACGCTTGCAGGCGGTCAATCAATCGTGTTTGAAGCAAAACAAACAAGTAAAGACCGGATTATTAGAAGCGTTTTAACTGATACTCAAATGAGAATATTAGAAAGTCATTATAAGCTGGGGGCTTTTGCGGCGGTTTGTGTACATATCCGGGATAAGTTCTATTTTCTGCCTTGGAGTGTATGGCGAGATATGAAAGCTATATATGGTCACCAATATGTAACGCATTTAGAGGTGGAAGAATATGAAATCAAGTTTGATGGTGCGGTGCGCTTTTTAGAATATAAAAATGAATCAACACAAAGAGAAATAGAAGCTATAAATGCGGCATGGAGGATTCACAATAAAGATAATGGCTAATCTGAAAAATATTACACTGAATGGTGCAAAGATTCCGCTTCCGACAGGTATTCCATATTCTTCAATGATTGCCAAAGGTATGAAAGAAGTTGAACGGCAGCAGGCAGAAAAAAACAAAGCTGACAGGACCAGGACCGGCAGGAAGCGGTATACGACATTAAAGGCTGGAAAGCCTGCATTACTGAATGATAAGTATATGCAGGCGGCAATTGAACAGCTATACATGTTTGAAGAAACAGGGATAAGCCCATATGAAATACATATCCAGCAGGAACGGGTAAAAAACCTTGAAAAGAGAATAAAGCAGTTGGAAAGTTATGATTAAGCAGGAGTTAAATAAATGGAAAAGCAGTTGACAATGGGAAGTCTTTTTGATGGGATAGGCGGTTTTATGCTGGCAGCCGAAACTTGCGGTATAAAGCCGATTTGGGCGGCGGAAATCGAACCCAGGTGCATAGGAATTACACGCCGTCATTTCCCGGACGTTATGCATGTGGGAAGTGTGACAGAGTTAAAAGGCGACGAGATACCGCCAGTAGATATTATTACATTTGGTTCGCCTTGTCAGAACCTTAGTGTTTGTGGGAATAGGAAAGGGCTGGCAGGAAGTGAATCGGGGCTATTTTTTGAAGCGATTAGAATTATTGAGGAAATGAGGGAAGCGACAAATGGCAGACATCCAACTTTCATTATTTGGGAAAATGTATCCGGTGCTTTTTCGTCAAACGGTGGACACGATTTTAGAACCGTGCTTGAAGAAATCACAAAAACCGATATTCCAATGCCTGCAAGCGGACAATGGAGTAATGCCGGGATGGTTCGAGGGGCGGCAGTTGATACCGCATGGAGAGTATTTAACGCCGAGTATTGGGGAGTTCCCCAACGTAGACGCAGAATCTACCTTGTCGGAGATTTTGGAGGACAACGTGCCGGAGAAATATTATTTAAGCAAGAAAGCATGTTGGGGTATCTTGCGCAGGGCGATGAAGAAACAACGAAAATTACCGGATATACTGGAAATGGCGTTAATGCAGAGGGTACAGGAAGATATGCAGATGTAGTATTGAATGACCAGGGCGGCAGTTCTATTTCAGTTGAAAATGGAAAATGTCCTACATTAAGAGCGCAGACACACGGAAATCTGCCTTGCGTGGTAAAAGAAGAGTGCATAAGTGTGGACGTTGCACATGCTGATGCCGTGGCAAGAACGTATACAAACGTTGTGCCGACGCTATTACGGCGCATGGGAACGGGCGGTAATCAAGTGCCGCTTATAATCAAAGAAAATGTTATCCCGATTCGGAGCGAAACAACCGGGTTAAAAAATAGTAATGGTTTAGGGATTGGAGAAGAGGGCGGAGCCGCCCCCACTCTTACGGCAAATGATATACATAGTGTTTTTTATAGCAGTTTACAGAATGTACATTATGAGGAAAGCGACGTAAGCAGTCCGATTATGGCGGCACAGGCAAAGCAAAACAATTTACAGCCCTTAATTGTGAGTTATGAACAGGCAGCTTTTGATAAATATGTTGAATCAAATAAAAGTGCGACTCTGAAAGCATGTGGCGGTAGTTATCACGGTGGCAGTGATAATTTGATTGTGAAAGCGGTTAGAAAAACGGTGAAACTAATAAAGTACATAATCCGCAGGCTTACACCCCGTGAATGCGAACGTCTGCAAGGTTATCCGGATGATTGGACACGGTGGACGGCAGACGAGGTAGAGGTGGCAGATACAGCGCGGTATAAAGCTATCGGAAACAGTATTGCCGTACCTTGTGCAATCCGTGTATTTTTAGGGATATTATCAGAATTGAAAGGGAGTGCTTGAAATGGCAGAGGAAATAAAGGATACACGAAAACGGTATGCGATTATCTGCCCGTATTGCGGTAAAGAACAATATGCCTGCAAAAGTATAGCCCATTCATGGGGGATAGCGGATGCCGGACACGGCAATTGCCTGCAATGCGGCGGATTCATGAAACTAATATATAGCAGTGAAAAAGATATCATAACGGCGGAAGAATGGAAGATGAAAGGCAGGGAAGAACATGCCGACTAAAGAATTGGAAAACATAACAGTCTATCGTGATGGGCAACCGTTAATCGGAATTGGAGAGTGCGAGTTGCCAGAAATAGAAAGGGGTTCGGGTAATGAAATGCCAGATATGCGGAAAATCAGCGGACAATTTAGTTTCCGTCTGCAAAGGGTGTATGTCAAGGGCAGCAGGGCCAGAGCAGGCAAGGCGAATAAAGAACATAGCAAACATTTTAAATATTTCGGCTTCCACAGATACCAATATAAAAAACGCTATGGAAAGTCTGCTAGAAATTGCCGGAGAATTGGAGGTTTATGATGCCAAAAAGTAAAAAGCGAGGAAAGCGGAAGCCGAAAAGGAAATACGGGCAGCAGGATAAGGTTGTATTTAAAAGAGTTCGGCGAGAAGAAAAGCAGACAGTGAAGCCGCCCACGTTGAAAGACAGGCTTGTTGTTATGCGCGAGCGGCAGCAGGCGGCACAGGAATCCGCTGAAAGGGTCAAAGAAATCAAAGAAAAAATCATTCCACCCAATATGTCATACGCTGACTACATGGGTTATCTGGATAAGAAGAAAAAAGAAGCCAAGGAAAAGGGGGCTTACTTCCGTTACTGATGTGCTTACTTGTTCAAGTATACAATTTGCACATACTTGAACAAGTATTTTGTGAATTACATCGATTGAAAGTATACTTGTTCAAGTATATAATAAATACATCGAAAAACATAAAAACGGAGGGGTAGAAGATGATGTATACGGAATTGTTGGCACTAACGGACGGCAAGGCAACATACGAGCAGTTTATTGAAATTGAAGCAGTCTATATGACGAAAGAGGATATGACAAAGAAGCAGGCGGCTACACTATGGAAAAGGCGTTATGGCGTAAAGAAAGATAAACCGCTGCCTGCTTACATGAAAGCGGTAAAAGATGCAATCAGGGATTTTAAGGATAACAGAGAATTTGTAGATAGATTGATAGAGAAAAGGGAAAAAGAAATTGAAGAACGGCTTGTAGAGTATGACCCAGCAGAACCTTGGAATATGTGGACTATTGAGAGATTAAAAAAAGAGAAATCAGAGATAGCATATAACTTGTGTGAAGAATATGGAAATGATGCCATGATACACATTATTTACAAGGATGGAAGTGAATGTGTAGCGAGCGGGGCGGAAATAGTGGGTGGAATAATTACACCGAAAATGCAAAATATTGCTTATGCATGTTATTCCGATGGGTGGTGCGAATATGACACGCTTACGGGGGATTTGCTAAATGATGAAATGGATTTTTGGGGGGACCTGTCAACGGACGAGGGAATAGAAACAAGGGAACGGTATTTTAACGAAGTGGAAATAAGGTATGGTACAGAATGGGGAAAGCGACACACGCAAAATGCTTCATAAAAGCCGAAACGGTGGATTATCCGCCGTCAAGACAAGATGGCAACTTGTTTTCTGATGATGGCAAGCCAAAAGCCAGAGCAGGGATACCGTGGAAAAATGGCGGCGAGCGCACCTTGCCAGAAAGTGCGTAGATGGATAACAGGTTTTTCCCAATTTTTTAAGGTGAAGAATTGGAAGCGGTATCACATGCCAAAAAAGGCGGTACATTCAATGAATATGCCGAGAAGCCCACCAAAATGAGAACCGGAGGTAAACAGGGATGTTAAAAGTAAACTATCAGATTATGAATGATTCATGTTTAAATGAGCGGGGGAAATATGTTCCCGACATTCAAAAATTAAAAGATTCTGCTTCAACATGGGAAGAGGTTAAGTATATTGACGATTTGGTGAAATGGTATAAGGACCGGGAGCGGTACAGCATGTATTTTGAATTTGCCTATAATATGGTTTATATCATACAGATGCAATGCGGACATTTTGAAATTTTTCAAACCCCATGCAATTTATATCATCCGCTTGAAAAGACATTGTTACATGCGGCAGAATACGCAAAGAAAAGTAAATGTTCACATTGTATCAGTAATTGGAAAGCAGGGGGGATTAAATGCGGGGAATCATAATTTCAATCCGTAAAAAGTGGTGGGATTTAATCAAGAGCGGAGAAAAAACGCTTGAACTTAGAAAGACAAAACCTAAAAGGTATACAAGAAGAAACTGCCACTTAAAGCCCGGCAACGGTATGACGGTAAAAGAATTGACATTACCATTCTTCTGTTATGTTTATGTGCCGGAAGAAAAAGCGGTATGTGGGTCGTTTTCCTGCAATACCATATATGATTTATTTGGTGCAAATGTAGAGGATATCAGCAAAGTGCCATTTGAAGCACAGGAAGAATATAGACGACAGGGAAGAAACGGGCTTGCCGGGTGGAAAGTTGGAATGGTGCAGGAATTTGACGATAAGAAACCGTTGTCAGCTTTTGGGGTGAAACGTGCCCCCCCAAAGCTGGCAGTATTACGACGGGTGAGTGCATGAGCAGAAAAGAAAAAATAAAATTGGATAAACCAGACAAGGAATATTTTATAAAAGGGTTGCAGGAAAGCAACGCCGTTGAAGTTTTAAACCTTGCGCATTTTATAGAGGACCGCACAATTAAAGCGAGTTTTGAAAAGGAAAGCTATAAATTCATGCAAAAGGAAATCGGCAGGCGTTGCGGTGCGATTTTCTCTAAAGTTTGCAGGGAAATAAAGAAACAGGACTTTGAAGCGGTTGAAAATATCTTAACAGGAGGTAAGAGCGCAAATGAAAGTGATTGCAATAATTAACATGAAAGGCGGTTGTGGAAAAACAACAACGGCGGTAAACATGACCCATGCTTTAGGCAAGCGCGGCAACCGTGTATTATTGGTTGACAACGACAAGCAAGGGAACGCTTCAAGGGCGTATGCGGTACATAGCTATGAATTGCCGTCCATAGCGGATATTCTGACAGGAAAGCGTACAACGATTGAAACGGTGAGAACAACAGAATATGAAAATGTGGACGTGATTCCGGCAAACATGCACCTTTTGACGGCTAATCTATCCGTCATAATGGACCAGGACAAAGAACAGCAGACCATATTAAGAAACGAGTTTGAGAAAATAAGCGGCATGTATGATTATTGCATCATTGATTGTCCGCCAGATATCAATATAAGCGTCATAAATGCCCTTGTTGCGGCGGATGAAGTGATTATTCCGGTAAAGATAGACGGGTACGCCCTGGACGGCATGGAAGAGTTAGAGCAGCAGATCGAGAATGCCAAAGAATTGAATCCCAAAATTAAATTCCGGGGATGCCTGGTAACGATGTTTTACCGGACAACACAAAAGGATGCAGACGGAAATATTGTTCCCGGTGTGAATGAACAGGGGAAAGAGTGGTTAAAAAGCCAGAAATACCCGGTATTTAATACCCATATCCGTAGAACCCCGAAAAAGGTTGATGAAAATACATTCACAGACGTACCGTTGTTAGAATACAGCCCGTTTTGTGGTGCTTCACGTGATTATATTAAATTTGTGGAGGAATATTTAGGAAATGAAAACAGTGGAGGTGTGGATTGAATAGAAGTGATTTTGAAAAATATTTAGGTAAAATGGTAACTATAAAGCTATTTGACGGTGAAGTGATTAAAGGATATTTAAGAAAAACCCATGATGAATCATTAAAAAGTAATCCTAATTTATACTTACCAATAAATTATTATTTTTTGACAGAAAGCAGTGATTTAAGAGTATGTAACAGTGTTCTTTTTAGGGTATCGCATGTTAGCAGTATAAAATGATATTTAAAGGAGTGAATAATAACGAAGAAAATCAAGCGGCTTGTCAAGCGCACAAAATTTAATTTATATCTGTTTTGGCTAATTAAATCTTGTAAGAATGTTGACAGAGATACATACCTTGCCTGTCTGAATTGCCGACAGTTTTACAGATGTCAAAGACAGTTCTTAAACAGAACTAAATGGATTAGTTGATGTGGAAAAAATATAATGATGTGGGTGAGGAGGGGAGAAAGTGCCAAAATATGAAGTTGAATTTGCTTTATTTCGCACAGTGGAGATTGAAGCGGATTCGGAAGTGGAAGCGAATGAAAAAGCCGCAATTATAGAAGATGAAGAAATTGAAAGTAATACATCCAAAAGCGAGGGGTATTGTATTTGGAATGAAGCGAGATTAAAAGCATAAGGAGGATACAGATAATGAATAATATGGCAGAACGGGAAAAAGAGCCGTTGAAAGGTTGGGAGCCATTTGTGCCGCCCCATATGGTACAGATACCCCTTGAAGAGTACAGGCGGTACATAGAAAGCACTTTTAAGGGACCGACCGTAGAAATCCCGCAGGAAGAATATTTCACGCTTAGAATGGACATGGAGAACGCACAAAGAAGAATTGTTCAGTTGGAATATGAAAATGGTGATTTAATGAATGAGATAAACCGCAGGGCGAATATAGAACAGATAATCAAACAGGAAACCGGGCGGATTTTGGAAATGCTTGAAAACAGAAATGTGACCGATTCGGACACAACAGGCGGCAGAGTGGAGGTAAATAAATATGGCAAAAAGTAATTTTAATGCTTTTGATATGCTCAATATGAAAAGCAGAAAGACGGCAGAAAAGGAACGTGCGGCAGTTGAGGAAAAGAAAGGTACTTTTGATATTGAAATGCTTGACGTATACGACCTTTTGCCGTCTGACCGGAATTTCTATTCCACGAATGAAATTAAAGAACTGGCATTGTCTATTGAATTGCTGGGAGGGATAGAACAGAATCTTGTTGTAAAACCGCCCGTACATGGGAAATTTGAAGTGATTGCAGGGCACAGGCGCAGACTGGCAAGTATTTATCTTGTGGAAGAGGGGAAAGAAAAATACCGTTATGTACCATGCCGGGTTAAAGATGAAAAAAAGGAAATCATTGACCGCTTGAAATTGATTCTTACAAATTCAACAACCCGTGAAATGAATGATTGGGAAAAGATTCAGCAGTATAAAGAATTAAAAGCAGTATTGGAGGAATACCGGAAACAGCTTGAAGAGGATATGAAGCAGGCAAAAGAGGGCGGTAAGTGGTTATGTGAATTTTGTTCCCATTGTGACGAGATTGCACCGGATAATTACCAATGTACGAAAACAGATATATCCGTTACTGACCTTGAAGCGTTTTTCACGAACCAGGAACCCGGTTGTCCGCATTATGATAAAATCCGATTTGGGCGAACCAGAGATATGATAGCGGAAATGCTTCACTTGTCCGGGACACAGCTTTCACGTTATGAAAAGATTGATAATAGTCTGAATGATGAATTTAAGCAGGAATTGGCAGCAGGCAACATAAATGTTTCAACCGCCCATGAAATTGCACGGAAGCCGGAAAAAGAACAGGAAAGACTACATGAAGAATATGAGCAGACCGGTGAATTACATATTAAGGATGTAAGGGAAGAAACACAGCCGGAGCCGCAGGAAATTCCGGAAGAACAGATAAACAATATCAAAGCGGTTGTTAAGGATATCATGATTGATGATGTGAACCGGGATGTATTCGGGAATCAGAATCCGGCGGCAGTTGTTAAAACCTTGAAACGTTTTTTCTACCAGTCTTATAAAGGCGGAAAAGCAGAAGCAGAGGGTGGCGAACAGGTGATTTACAGGTTTTCCACAGATGGCGTGACGATAATGTCAAAGGATTGGAGTGGTTATCTTGTCAGTTATGAAAGTCTTGCAGATATTATCCTTATTATGATTGCGGCGGAAGAAATACTACTTGAACCGGAAGCGGTGCAGCAGGAAATCTTTAATCCTAACCCGATGCCGACGGAAGAGGAATCCGAAGAATCACAGGAAGAGGAAACCGGAGAAGATGAACAGATACCAGGGCAAGACAATATTATGAACCACCCGGAATATTTGCCCGACATTGAACCAGGATTGACTTTCAGTGAATGGATTGAAAAGAAAAGCGGGAGAGGGCAGCAGGATGTCATAAGCGAGATTGTAAAAACACAGTTTTTAGAGGTTAAAACAAGTTCTTTTGACGAATTGATGCAGAATATTACGGCGGTGGTTAATGACTGGCTGTCAGTGCAAAGCGGTGAATATAGCGATTATTTGAAAGGGTGATTGAATGATTGTAGGCATAAGCAAAAATGGGGATTTTATCGTTAGTAAGACTTCAAGCGTAGGGAAAACGGAAATGCAGTTGCAGGAGTTGGCGCAATTACATAATATGCAGGCGGAAGAAATAACCGCCTGCATAGAAGTGTTTAGAAAGGCTTGTATGGTATATGCAGAAATATGTACAAAGATATTAGATGCCTTTCGGCAAGCGTTACAGCCTATAATGCAGGAAGCAGCAGTGCAAAAGAAAAGTGTGGCTGAAATGTTAGAAGAAATTTATAATGCTTTTTCTGCCACCAGTGAAACACTGGAAGAGAAAAGCAGGGTAAAGGAAGCATGGCGGCAGCAGGCGGTAAATGTGGACGGAAAGAAAATGAAGCCGCGGCAGCAGGCATTAAGCAAGATGAAGTTCAGACCTTACGAATTGAGGGTTTATTACATAGTAAAGCAGGAAAGGGAAAAGGCATGAAAAAATCAGACGCAGAAAAGTTATTGAAAGGCTATAATACGATTGATGATGATATAAAAATGTGCAGAAATCTGATAAAAGATTATGAACAGACGTATTACAATACGATTGGGGCTATGAATTACGACGGGATGCCGAAAGCAACGGGGAAAAGCGATAAAACGGCTAAAACGGCAATCAGAAACGCCCATCACGACACAAGTATACAGCTTGCCGCCTGGGAAAGCAGAATCCGGGAATTGAATAAAATCCGGACAGAAATCCTTAAGGAAATCACATCAATGAAGATGATTCACAAGGTTGTGCTGACTGGATTTTATATCAAGGGCGACAGATGGGAACAAATAGCGGAACAAATAGGCTATTCCGTTCGGCAAGCGCAAAATCATAGAGCGGAAGCCCTGGAAATCATAGCTAAAAAGCTGACACGAAACAGATATATTATACGCAGTAAAATTGTGAAAGAAATGCTGTCTTAAAGATTGCGCACGATTGCGTGTTTTTCCTGCTATAATGGTAACATCAAAAATATATGAAGCGAGTTGATAGGTAAAATTATCAGCCCGCTTTTTTGTTTGCCATAATGTAATATTTTTGAAAAAACAATATATGCACGCATTTCCGACAGAACGGAGCGGCAGAAAATAGAAAAACAAACGAAAGGAGGTTTAAACGGTGGCAGGAAAAAGAGAAAATCCGGCAAGGGATAAAGGGCTTGAAATATTCCTTGAAATGGACGGCAATATATCAAATGGAGAGTTGGCGGAAATGACCGGGGCGACAGCCGATCAGATTCGGAAATGGAAATGTGTGTATAAGTGGAAAGATATTCTGGAAGAAAAAAACAAGCCCAAAAGGGGCGGTCAGCCAGGTAATAAAAACGCCAAAGGACACGGAGCCGGAAAGGGCAACCAGAATGCCTTGACACATGGCGCATATAAATATGTGAATTTGGATGATTTACCGGAGGACGAAAGAAACCGTATTGAAAGTATATCCCTGGATACTGCATCGAATTTACAGCAGGAATTAAAATTGCTTCTTGCAAAAGAAAGTGATTTGCGGCAAAGGATTGAAATATTACAGCAGGCACCAGATACAGACTTGTATGTTGACAAGGTGGTTGAAATGCTTACCCCGAAAACGACCGAGGACATAGCCGCAGAACAGGAAAGAATTTATGCCCTTGAAAATATGGACGCTGAAAATATAGAAGCTGAAAAAGAGAAAATGAAATCAGCCTTAAAAACAGCCATGAATACGGTTATAAAATCAAGCCCTTTTGAACGCATGTTAAAGCTGGAAGCCGAACTAAATAAAACGCATGGTAGGATTCTGAAGCTATTGGATACCATTAAAAGCTATCAGATTGAGGAACGCCGCATTAAGCTGGAAGAGAAGCGGTATATGCTCATGAAGCAGAGGGTAACAGGTGAATACAGCTTACGTGACGACGGGGAGATAGACGACACCTATGAGGGGGACGAGGACAACGAGGGCATAGAGGTATGACAGCAGACAGCGGCGGCAGAGGGGCAGGCGGCAGGCAGCAGGCAGGCAGGCAGGGGGCAGGCGACGGGGCGGCAGCAGGGGCTTCTGATGACCGAACGGGCGTTCGATGAAAAGGTACTGTGGAGGGCAAAATAAGGCTTGCGGGTTCGGCGACCCCACCACATGTTTAGATTTGAGCGAAAAAAACGCATTTCCCGAACCCCGGAAAATTTTCTAAAGGGGGTGTTTTTTTGAAAGTTTATGATAAAAACGCCGTTGCCCGACACCTGGACCTTACCCCGAAGCGGATAAAACAGTTGACAGAAAAGGGGATACTGTCAGAATACAAACCGGGATTGTATGAAATGGAGAAAGCCCGGCTTGCATACATCCATTACCTTAGAAATCAGAATCCAGATACAGAGGAAAATATTGACTACCAGACGGAGCGGGCGAAACTTGTCAGGGCAAAACGGCAGAATGAAGAAATGGAACTTGCTGTCAAAACAGGAGAGTTGCACCGGGCGGAAGATATCGAACGGGTAATGTCCAATATGCTGATAAATTTCAAAGCCCGCCTGTCTGCTATCCCGGCAGAGCAAGCCCCGAAACTGGCAGATACCGACGACCCGGACAAAGTACAAAAAATGCTGTCAAAAGAAATAAAAAAGGCGTTAATGGAATTGTCAGATTTCCAAACGCTGTTTTGCGAGGTGATAAAGGAAGATGAAGAAAGCGACGGTTGACCTTTTCACAAGAATTTTTAAGACATTAGAGCCGCCGCCAGATTTAACAATATCACAATGGGCTGATAGATTCCGCAGGCTTTCCAGTGAAGCCGCAAGTAAAGGCGGCATATGGGACACCAACGATGCCCCGTATCAGCGGGAAATCATGGACGCTATATCGGATTCAAGCATAAGAAAAGTTGTTGTGATGTCGGCGGCACAGATAGGTAAGACCGACGCTTTTTTATTAAATACATTAGGCTATTATATCCATTATGACCCTTGCCCGGTTTTGCTTATGCAGCCGACCTTAAGTCTTGCGGAAACATTCAGTAAAGACCGTCTTATGCCTATGATAAGAGATACGCCCGTTTTGCGTGGCAGAATCAGCGACAAGGCAAGAACCAGCGGTAACACTATTTTTAAGAAGTCGTTCCCCGGTGGGCGGGTGACTATGACGGGGGCAAATTCCCCCACGGAGTTGAGAAGCCGACCCGTAAGAATCCTTTTAGCCGACGAGATAGACGCATATCCCGCAACGGCAGGAGTGGACGGCGACCCCCTGGTATTGGGTTCAAAGCGTCTTACAACATTTTGGAATAGAAAAGAAGTGTATGTTTCGACCCCTACAGTTAAAGGGGCTTCACGAATTGAGATTGAATATAAAAACAGTACACAAGAAGAATGGAACGTGCCTTGTCCTTGTTGCGGAGAGTTCCGGCCGCTTACGTGGGGGCAGATTGAATTTGAACGTGACGACGACGGGGAAGTGACGAGAGTATCCCATGCTTGTAAAGGGTGCGGTGTGATTTCGTCTGAAATGGAATGGAAAGTCCAATTCGTAAACGGGAAATACATAGCAAAGTACCCTGACCGAAAGGTAAGGGGGTTTCACCTCAATTCCCTGGCTTCCACGCTTACCCCCCTGGGATGGAAACAGATTGTAAAAGATTTTCTGATTGCAAATGAAGAAAAAAAGCAGGGAAACATTGAACTTATGAAAGCCTGGATAAACACCGAGTTAGGCGAAACGTTCGAGGAAGAGGGACAGGAAATTGAACCTAACGAGCTGATGAAGCGCAGGCAGAAATACAATTGTGAAGTACCGCAGGATGTTGTTGTTTTGACGGCAGGCGTTGACACCCAGGATGACCGCTTTGAAATTGAGGTTGTCGGGTGGGGGATTGGTTATGAAAATTGGGGGATTCAATACAAAAAGATATACGGCGACCCTAAATTGCCCGAAGTCTGGAAGAAACTTGATGAATTTCTTTTGCAGACCTTTGAGAAAAAAGACGGCACAAAGATGAAAATTAAGTGTGTCTGCATGGATTCCGGCGGACATTTCCCGAATGAGGTTTATTCTTTCTGTAAAGTCCGATATACGCGGGGCGTTTTTGCAATAAAAGGAAAAGGCGGTGCAGACGTGCCGTATATTCCGCGCCCGACAAAAAACAACCGTGTGAAAGCATGGTTGTTTTCACTTGGAGTTGATACCGGAAAATCCCTGTTAATGCAACGGCTGTTTGTAGAGGAAGAGGGACCGGGGTACTGTCATTTTCCACGTGATGAAAAAGGGTATGAGGATAGGGGGTATGATGAAGAATATTTTAAAGGCTTAACGGCGGAAAAATTGGTACTGCATTATAAAAAGGGCCGTCCTATGTTTGAATGGGAATTAAAACAAAAAGGCATGAGAAATGAACCTTTAGATTGCCGGAATTATGCGCAGGCAGCAGTTGTTATTTCCGGTGTGACACTTAAAGAGAAAAAGGCGGTAAGGACGGCGGAGAAAGAAGCAGGACCGGCAGCCCAAAAGAGAAAGAGGGCGAGAAAGCAAAGAAGCGGAGGTATTGAGTAAATGGCAAAGAAACCGACAGGTATTACCCTGGAAGTGGCACAGATGCATCTTGACGCATGGTTAAAAGCTGAATTGGAGGTGTCCATAAACCAGACCTATACTATCGGCGGTAAGACGTTCACCAGGGCGGAACTTGCACAGATACGCAGGGAAATAGACTATTGGCGTAATATTATCGCCAGCTTAAACAATGCAAAGAAACACAGGGGTAGAAACCGGACGTATAGAATTGTTCCGAGGGATTTGTAAAGGCGGTGATAATTTGAATGTAATTGATAAAGCAATTGAGATTGTCGCGCCTATGGCGGCACTTAAACGGGCGAGGGCAAGGGCAGGTTTGCAGATAATGAACAGCGGTTACGGAAATTATGGTGCAAGTGAAATAAAAAAGGCTATGCGCGGCTGGTTATATCATGGCGGCAGTGCGAAAGAGGATATTCAGGACAATCTGGACACCTTGCGGCAGCGTACCCGTGATTTGTACGCCGGGGCGAATGTTGCGACAGGCGCGGTTAAAACCATGAGGACGAATGTTGTCGGCACGGGTTTAAAGCTAAAAAGTACCATTGATGAAGAATTTTTGGGAATCACAGAAGAACAGGCGCGGGAACTTGAAACCACAATTGAACGGGAGTTTTCCTTGTGGGCGGAATCATCAAATTGTGACCTTGAAAGGCTTGATAATTTTGCAGAATTGCAACAATTGGCTTTCATGAATGAATTGTTAAGCGGTGATGTTATCGCCCTGCTTCCAACGACCAAACGTACCGGGTCCATATACGACCTTAGAATACAGCTTATTGAAGCGGACCGATTGAGTACCCCGGATTCAGAAACTATTAACCCGTTGATAACCGGGGGCGTGGAAAAGAATCAGCAGGGGGAGGTTGTGGCTTACCATATTGCAAAACATCACCCATTAAGTTTTGATTTTCAAAATCCGGTTCGTGAATGGGTAAGAGTGCAGGCATATGGAGAAAAAACAGGCAGGCGGAACGTTGTTCACATCATGCATCGGGAAAGAATTGGACAGTTGCGGGGGATTCCGTTCCTATCGCCCGTTATCGAAAGTCTTAAACAGTTGGAACGCTATACAGAAGCAGAACTAACGGCGGCAGTTGTCAGCGGGTTGTTTACGATTTTCATTGAAAAACAGAATAACAGTGAAGAACCGCCGATAGGCGAGAGTGTCGAAGAGGAATTGTTAGTAGATACCGAAGATGAAAATTCCATTGAATTAGCCCCCGGAAGCGTCATAGACCTGGGAGAAAATGAAAAGGCAAATATGGTTAATCCGGGCAGACCTAACGCAAATTTTGACGGCTTTGTAATGTCAGTCATAAAACAGATTGGTTGTGCCTTGGAAATCCCGTTTGAAGTAATCTTAAAGTGCTTTTCTAACAATTATTCAGCTTCCAGGGGCGCATTGTTAGAGTTCTGGAAAACGGTCAACATGTACCGGGGATGGTTGGCGGCAGATTTTTGTCAGCCCATCTTTGAAGAATGGATGTATGAAGCCGTTGCAAAAGGGAGAATCAAAGCACCGGGATTTTTTTCGGACCCGTTGATAAGAAAGGCTTATTGTTCTGCTGAATGGAACGGACCGAGTGCCGGGCAGCTTGACCCGAAAAAAGAGGTTGAAGCGGCTGAAATGAGGGTGCAAGGCGGATTTTCTACCCGTGACAGGGAAACCACAGAATTAACGGGCGGAGATTTCCACAAAAACATGAAGCAACGGAAAAGGGAAGAAAGACTATTGCAGGAGGTAAATAAAATTGGGAAACCCATACAACAACAGCAATTCGGGGCAGCAGGAGAAACCGGGACCGGTGCAGACCCCGACAACGAGGACACCGACGGCGCAGACCCCGAAGAGAACGAAGAAACCAAAGACGGCAGCAGAGATTGACCGATTTTGGAATTTTGTTTCCAACCAGGAAGAGGAAAGTGCAGAACTTATCTTATATGGGGATATCTCTTCTTATTCGTGGTGGGGGGATGAAATCACCCCGGATATTTTCAACAAGGAATTGAAAGAAATCGGGGCGGTGAAAAGTTTGGTTGTCCGTATCAATTCCGGCGGCGGTGATGTGTTCGCCGCAAATGCAATTTATACCAGGCTGAAAGAGTTGAGCGAAAACGGCACGGAAGTAACTGTAAAAATTGATGGTTGGGCGGGGTCGGCAGCGACAATTATATCGTGCGCAGGCACACCGACCGAGATTCCCGGTAATGGGGTTTATATGATTCACAATCCAAAAGCCGGAGTATTGGGCTATTACGAAGCGAAAGAGTTTGAAAAAATGGCGGAAGAACTGGCAGTAATCAAACAGTCGATTGTGAATTGCTACAAGCTGAAAACCGGGAAAAGTGATGATGAAATCAATCAGTTAATGGATGCCGCAACATGGTACACCGGAGAACAGGCGGTCACAGAGGGCTTTTGTGACAATCTTATGTTTAGTGAGATAAACGCAGAAGTTGAGAATGCAGAAAAAATTATTATAAACAGTGTAAGTATAAGCCTGGAAGATTTTCAGAGTGTACCCAAAGGGTTATTAAGCTATGTCAATAGCTTTAATAATAAAAAAACACCAATCCAAAACAAAGACAAGGAGGGAAAAGCCATGACATTAGAAGAGTTCAAGGCACAGCACGGGGAGTTATACAACCAGGTGCGAAACGAAGCAGGCACGGCAGCAGTTGAAGCGGCAAGAAATGAGGAACGGGAGCGTATTAAGAAGATTGACAATCTGACACTTTCGGGGTTTGAGGATTTGGCAAATGAAGCAAAGTTCACGAACCCGGTCAGCCCGGAACAATTTGCAATGACGATGATTGCAAAGCAGAAAGAGCAGGGAAACACATATCTGGATGCACGGGAAACCGACGTGATAAATTCCGGTATGCAGGGTGTGCCACAGGACAACAACGATGGCACAGGCGGAGATACGGACCCGTTCGGTGATATTATTGACGGCATGTTTCCGCAAATAAAATAAAACAGGAGGTATAAAAGGATGGCAGGAAAAGAGTTGTTAGGTACTTACACCCCTAAAATGACTTTAGCCGGGGATTTTCCGGTTGTGACCGATTCGGACACTATGAAATCCGGAGAACATGCGAAAGAATTTGAAATCGTCAATAAGACGGCGGACGGAATCGTAAAAACAACGAAAGATACGATTGCAGACGTATATGGTGTTGTGGCAGCGGATTCCGACGAGGACGGAAACGTAGTGATTTACCTTACCGGGGAGTTTTTCGCAGATGCTTTGATTTGTCCGGCCGGAACGACGGCAGACGACTTCAAAGCAGTTTTTAGAAAATTGAATCTGTTTATTAAAAATTAAAGCAAAAGGAGAATGAAAAAATGGGAGAAATAAGCATTTATGACCCGCGGACAATGGGTAAACTGATTTCACGTATGCCAAAGGTGCGGACATTTATCCGGGATACATTTTTCAGAAATGTACAGACCTTTGACACAAAGAAAATTGACGTAGATATGAAAAAGGGAAACAGACAGTTAGCCCCCTTTGTGCATCCGAAAATCGGCGGTAAGACTATCGAAAACCAGGGATACCAGACGGTTACATATGAACCGCCGTTACTTGCGCCGGATATGATTACAACAATTGACGATATTCTGAAAAGACGACCGGGTGAAGCATTATACAACGGAAAAAGCCCTAATCAAAGAGCGATTGAAAAAATGCAGGAAGATTTTGCAAAGCTGGACGAAACCATTACAAGGCGTGAAGAATGGATGTGCTGCCAGGCTTTATTTACCGGGAAAATTCCGGTGTTGGGTGAAGCGTTAAGCTATGAAATTGACTTCAATTTCACCAATGTTGAAACGTTGACAAGTACAAAGCAGTGGGGAAAATCCGCAGGCGTACCGCTTGGTGATGTTTCAAGATGGAAAAAGAATGTGCAGAAAACAGGATTCGTAAACACAAATATCTGTCTTATGGGTGATAAGGCATTGGACGCTTTTCTAAGTGATGAAAATGTCCAGAAAATGCTTGATGTCCGTCGCTATGAACTGGCTGTAATCAAGCCTGCTGAACTGCCTAATGGTGCGACCTATATCGGCACGCTTGCGAAAGATAACGTGCATATATATACCTATAACGAATGGTATCTTGATGATTGGACGGACCCGTTGCACCCGGAGAATAAGCCGTTACTGCCAGAAAATGCCGTTGTTATGTTGAGTTCGGAAGCGGAATACAGCATGTATTACGGTGCGATTGCGGTCGTGGATGAAAAGGGAAAACAAATTGGAGTTGCCGAGGGTTCCAGAGTACCGGACCAGTGGGTTGAAAGAAAACCGCCGCGCCGCTTCCTACAGCTTTCCGCTGCACCTATTCCCGTGCCGCATGAAGTAGATGCCTGGCATGTTGCCTTTGTAGTGTAAAGGCGGTCATTATGAAGAATTTCAAGGAAATGCTTGAAAAAGACCTTGATACTTTCTATAACACGAAAGAATATGCGGAAATTCACACGGTCGAGTATGACGGGGAAATTATGAAAATCCCGGTTGTATTCGACCATGAAGAAACTAAGGACAGAAAAATTTCCGTTAATGACAAAGCCGAGGGGCTTTACCGGGTTGATTTGGTGGTTCGTATCCGCCTGGACCAGATAAAGACGACACCACGGAAGCGGAAACGGATATACATTGATGATACCGGATACCAGATTAATGCGGTAAGCAGCGAGTACGGCGAGGTTATATTGGACTTGGAGGATATCGACGAATGATTGAGATAACAGAAAGCCAGATAAACAGGGTTGACGCTATCTTATCCGGCGTGAAAAACGCCCGTGGAAAGGTATTTTCAAATGCGATTAACCGGGGGTTGATCGCGGGGAAAACGGAAGCGTCAAAAGCAATCCGGCAGACTTATAACGTTAAGGCGGGCACTATCAATAAGCACGGTAATACCAAAATGAAGCGGGCAAGTGCGAATGATACCGTCGGTCAAGTAGAGTTTGCCGGGGCGGTGATACCGCTTATAGAATTTAAGGTAACGCCCAGGGAATCAAACAAAAGAAAGACCGTTGTTGCATCGGTGCTGAAAGGCAGCGGCAGCAGGATAGAAGCGGCATACGTTACAAACTTGCGCAGCGGTTTGGGAGTGTTTGAAAGGCTGACCAGGAAAAGGGAAACTTCACAGACACTTTACGGTCCGTCGGTCGCACATATGGCGGAAAATACAAATGTGCTTCCAAAGGTTGAAGAAAAGGCACAGCAGACCGTAAATGAAAGAATTGAACATGAAATTACGCGGATTTTAAACGGATACGGAGGTTAGGCGATTGACACCGATTATGTTAATGCAGACGTTACAGGGGTTCGTTGAACAGATAACGGCTGATATGAAGCTGACTAGCAGGGTGAAGCGAAACAGCACAGAACCCGCAGAACGTCCGCCGAAAGTTTTTATTGGGTCCTTGCCGGAAGCGGAGGGCGAGGAAAAACTGGCACCATACATTTTGTTGAAGTTGTTGACCGGGAAACATGAAAGAAATCCAGGGTCAGACGAAAATAAAAGCATGGTGCGGATTATCTTTGTTGTTTATTCCGAGGACCCGCAGGAAAGGTATATCCAGGCATTGAACGTCATTTCAAGGGTACAGTTTCGCTTACTGGAAGAAACGGTAATAGACAACCGCTTTATCCTGCAAAGCCCCCTTGAACTGATAATATATGAAGAGGATACGGGTCCGTATAAGATTGGCGAGATTATGACGACGTGGGAAATGCCGATTGTAAAAAGAAAAATTGATTTTTTGGAGGTTTGAGCATGGCAGCAGTTAAGAAGAAAGCAGAAAATACCGTTCAGGATTCATCAGACAGCCAGAACGGGGCGGAAACGGGTTTAGTCAAGGAAAATACCGCCGAAACGGAAAACAAGGCTAAAAACGGCAAATACGCAACCGAAAAAGAAACCTATATCTATATCGGGCCGACCGTCAGAGCCGGGGCATTAAAGGCAAACACGATGTTGACGGGTACAAAAGAAGAGGTAAAAGGATTTCTGGAAAATATTCTTGAAGAAATCCCGCAAGTTGAAAAATTGCTGATACCGCTTAATAAATTGGCGGACAGTAAAAACAGGGTCAACAGCAAAGGAACCCTGTTAAACAAATATTACAATGAAATCATTTCATTAGACACTGCAAAAAAGGAGGAATAAAAGCATGGCAGATTTTTTTCATGGCGTAAAAAAAGGGAAACTGGCAACCAGTGTTTCAACGCCAGTAACCGCAGACAGCGGGCCGCATTTTGTTGTAGGTACTGCCCCAATCCAAACGACAGGCGGGACAACGAACGAAGTTATTCTTTGTAAGAACTATTCCGAAGCGATACAGGCATTCGGATATTCCGACGATTGGGAAAAGTATTCTTTATGTGAAGAGATATACGCCGCCTTTGTTTTATATGGCATTTCCCCGATTATCCTTGTAAATGTCCTTGACCCGCAAAAACATAAAAAGCAGTTTGCGGCAAAAGATTTTGATTTATCCACAGAAAGAACAATCACTTTGCCGCTGGAAGTAATTGAAAACACCGTGAAAGTGACGGGTTATACCGTGGATGAAGATTACGGGCTTACCTACACGGAAAGGGGGCTTGTGCTTGAAGTCGTAGACGGTGGAAAAATCACTGCTGATATAAGCAAATTGAGTATTGCATATTCGGCAGTTGCCCCGGAATTGGTAACGAAAGCGGATATTATCGGCGGTTATGATGTGGAAGCAAACAAAAACAAAGGGCTGGAATTGATTGATTCTGTATTTCCTAAATATGGGATTATACCGGAAATTGTATTGTGTCCGGGATATTCCGGCGATTCAGAAGTTGCCGCGGTTATGAGTGCAAAGGTAGAAAATATCAACGGGCTTTTTGAGGGGGTTTGTATCATTGATGCAGATTCGGAAAACACGAAGCGGTATACAGATGTTCCGATTTGGAAGAAAAACAATAATATTACCAAACCAGGGCAAATTTTAGTATGGCCCAAAGTCCGGTTGGGCGGCAAGACCTACCACTATTCTGTACACCAGGCTTGCCGCATGACGGCGACGGATGCCGCGGCGGATATGGGTGACGGTACGCCGTGCGAAAGCCCGTCAAACAAAAGCCTGCAAATTGACAGCACCGTCCTGGACGACGGAACGGAAGTTCTGCTTGACTTGACACAGGCAAATTATTTGAATCAGAACGGCATTGTAACGGCTTTAAACCTTATCGGGGGGTTTGTATCCTGGGGTAACTCAACCGCCTGCTATCCGTCCAATACGGACGTTACAGACTACTTTATTTCAGTATCCCGTATGTTTAAGTGGGTCGGAAACAGCGTTGTGCTGTCAACATGGAGTAAAGTTGACCGCAGACTTAACAGGCTGTTAATTGAAAGTGTTATGCAAAGCGTCAATCTATGGTTGAATGGGTTGAGTTCAGAAAATAAGATTTTGGGCGGACGTGTTGAGTTCTTGGAAGCAGAAAACAGCGATATTGACTTAATGGCGGGGAAAGCAAAATTCCATATTTATCTGACACCGCCCAGTCCGGCACAGGAATTTGAATTTCTGTTAGAATATGACACAAGTTACCTGTCCGGTTTAATGAGCGCATAAGGAGGTAGTGACAAATGGCAAAAATAGACGAAACAGTAATTGGCTTTGCGGTATACGAGGATGGAAAAGAATATGTTGGAATGAGTGAAGTCGCCTTACCGGAAATATCGTCAATAACGGAGGAAATCACCGGAGCCGGGATTGCCGGAAAAATTGAAAGTGTAATCCTGGGGGCGATTGAAGCCATGACGACAACTTTTAACTTCCGCACGGTTACACCGAATGCTATCAGCCTGCATGAACCGCGGCAGCACAATATTGATTTACGGGCGGCACAGCAGCAGCAGGACACGACAAAGGGGACGACCGAAGTTGTGAAAGTCCGGCACTGCCTGACCCTTGTGCCTAAAAAGCTGAATCCGGGGAAAGTTGCGAGTTCAGCGGCGGCAGAGGTAAGCGGTGAGTACACCACGTATTATTATGCAACATACATCGACGGAAAAAAGGTATTAGAGGTTGACCCGCGGAATTATATCTATTTTGTGAACGGAAAAGATTATTTAAAAGACGTTCGTTCAGCACTTGGAAAGTAAACAGTATTAACAGGTAATCAGCGCATGACGCTGATTTTATTATGCCATTTTTTAGGAGGATAAGAACATGGAGAACAAAAACATCGAAACAACCAGCCAGGCAGCAGAAGCAGAAACAAGTAAGGTTGTGACCGATTCGGTCACAAAAACAACCGTAGACAGCACGGACAGAAAGAAACGGGATACATCGGGGGCAAGATTCTATTCCCATGAGTTCGCAGAACCTTTTGAATATGAGGACCAGACATATACGAAGATTGACTTTGATTTTAGCCGTTTGAGAGGTAAGGACGCAACCAGCCTTGAAGATGAACTGGCAGCAGAGGGCAGATATGTGTTAAGCCCGGAGATTTCGGACGTATATCTTGCGAAAGTGGCGGTCAGAGCGTCGAACCCGGTCATTACATTTGACGCAATGGAAGAACTGCCTTATGTGGATTTTAAGAAAATTATCAATGCGGCAAGAAATTTTTTAGTGAAATCGGGCTTATAAAGCAGAAATCTATTGCTAAATGGGTAAGGAAAGAGAGTTTCCGCATGGCAAGCGTGACAGGCGGCGGTGTTGGATTCTGGATTGACCTTACATTGATTGAATTTATCCAATGGATGAATGATGCAATAGAAGCCCAAAGAGAAGATAAACAACGACAAGAGGGGGTGAATTGATTGGCGGGTGCAAGAAAACAGTATGAATTACTCTTTCAGTTAAAGGCTACATACGGGAATAACTTTCAACAGACGTTCACGAATGCGGCTAAAGCTATGAAAGATATGCAGGGCAGCATAAGCAAAATCAATTCACTTCAAAAGGATGTAAGCGGATATAAAAAGCGGCAGGAAGCACTTGACAAGAACAAAACGAAGTTACAGCAGTTACAGGAAGAACACGACCGCCTGCAAACAGAAATGTCCGAAACTGAACAGCCCACGGAAAAAATGCGTAAGGCATTGGAGCGGAACGAAAAGCAGATAGAGCAGACGACAAGGGCAATCGGAGAGCAGGAAAAAAGCCTGGAAAGCCTACAGGAAGAATTACGGGCAGCAGGCGTAAACACAAACAATCTGGATGCTTCCACAGAACGCCTGCAAAGGCAATATGAACGGTTACAGCAAAGTCAGGAACGCATTGGGAACATTTCGGCGAAAATTGAAAAGAATAATCAAGCAATAGGGCAGACCAAAACGCAGTTGATGAAAGTTATCGGAGTAGCGACAGCGTTAGGGGCTGCCTTTTATGCCGGTCCGATTACAAAAGCGGCAGAATTTCAGCAGCAAATGTCAAAGGTAAAAGCTATTTCCGGTTCGACGGCTGAACAGTTGGAACATTTGTCAAGTAAGGCGAAACAAATGGGAGCCACAACGGAATTTACCGCAAAGCAAGCCGGGGAAGCTATGGAGTACATGGCAATGGCAGGCTGGAAAACGGAAGATATCTTAAATGGTATTGAGGGTATTATGTATCTTGCCAGTGCGTCGGGAGAAGAATTGGCGACCACTTCCGACATTGTTACCGACGCTTTGACGGCGTTCGGGCTTACTGCTGCCGATGCTTCCCATTTTTCGGACGTATTAGCCCAGGCTTCCAGTAATGCGAATACGAATGTCGGCATGATGGGCGAAACATTCAAATATGTGGGTCCGGTTGCGGGGGCGTTGGGTTATACGATAGAGGACACGGCGACCTTGATCGGGCTGATGGCAAACAGCGGAATAAAGGCAAGCCAGGCGGGTACATCATTACGGAAAATATTCCTTGGATTGCAGGGCGGTGTTGAATTAACGGGCAAAGCATTCGGAAAATATCATTTGGAGGTTGAAAACACCGACGGATCCATGCGTGACCTTGATGTAGTCACAAGGGAGTTACGCGAAGCATTTTCACAAATGACAGATGCGGAGAAAGCCGCAAATGCGGAAGCAATCGCAGGAAAAACCGGAATGTCCGGATTGTTGGCTATCGTAAATGCAACCGATGAAGATTATCAGAAACTTGCGAACTCAATTGAAAATTGTGACGGTGCGGCTAAAAAGATGTCGGAAACGATGCTTGATAATTTCAGTGGTAAAATGACACTGGCACAGTCCGCCCTTGATGCTTTGCAAGTAAGTTTAGGTGAAGCGTTGTTACCTACGTTCACGGCAGCAGTTGAGAAGATAACGGAAGTCATTACAAAGGTGGCGGAGTTTGCAGAGAAAAACCCGGAATTGGTAAGAACTATTGCGAAAGTTACCGCCGGATTGCTGGCATTGAAAGCCGGAAGCCTTGTCGCGAAACTTGGATTCCTGGAAATTAAAGGCGGCATATTAACGGTGCAGAAAATCCTTGAAATATTTAAAGGACGAACAATCGTTGCGGGTACAAATGCTATGGGCTTGGGTGCAAAGCTGGCAAGCATGGGAAGAGGTATCACCGGGTATTTTGGTAATTTGGGCGGTGCTTTTGCAAATGTTTTCCGGTCAAGCACGATATTAAGCAAAGTAACGGGTGCTGCCAGTATGATAGGCGGCAAACTGTCAAGCGGAGTGCTTGGGATATTCGGAAAAGTCGGCGGTAAGATAGCGGGTATATTTGGGCGGATAGGAACCATGATTATAGGCGGGCCGCTTGGAAGATTAGGCGGCGTTGTCGGCGGCATTGTTGGAAAGATAGGCACGGCGTTAGCCCCGGTTGGAAATCTGTTTAAGGTGGCATTTGCCCCAATAGCAAAATTGGGCGGCGCACTGTTTGGCAGTTTTGGCGGAATACTTGGAAAGATATTCCCGATTGTGGGGGCTATCACGTTGGTAATTACGGTTATTCAGCTTGTCAGAAAGAACCTGGATAAAATCCGTGATTTTGTCGGAAAGATATTCGGTGAAAAGGGCTTAGAAATATTTGATAAGATAGTTGCCGTGATATCAAGTGTCGGGGAAACAATCAAGAATGTTTTCAGTGATGGGAACATAGGCGTTGCACGGGATAAGATACAAGAGATATTCGGTGAAAAAGGCGTTGCGGTATTTGATAAGTTTGTATCTGTCTTTAAAACGGTGCAAAGCGTAGCGGGGCAGTTTATCAGCTTTGTAACAACACATATTGTACCGGTGGCAGAACAATTATTCAGTGTGATAGCAACGACAGTTATTCCCGGAATCATAAATGCAGTTAAAGCGGCAGCACCTACAATTATGTCAATTGTTCAGACGGTTGCAACATTCATAGGGCAGGCGGCGACGCTGATAGGCGAATTTATAGCCGGAATCATGCCCGTAATATCTGAAATCATAACCTTTTTACAGACCTATGTATTTCCGGTGATTTCGGAGATTTTCAATTTTATCATAGGTACAGTGTTACCCATGATTGCAAGCGGGATACAGAGTGCGGCAGACATAGTAATGTCTATTTTAAGCACGCTAATACCTTTCATTCAAACAGCAATAACGAATATATGGGCGTTTGTACAGCCTATTTTGCAGGCGATTTTAAGTTTTATCGAATTTATGATGCCGACTATACAAGGCATTGTGACGACGGCTATCGAAACCATAAGCGGCATTATTAACGGTTTGCTTACCGTCCTGGACGGTGTTATTCAGTTCATTACGGGAGTGTTTACCGGAAATTGGTCCCAGGCATGGGAGGGTATCAAGACCATTTTCAGCGGGATATTTGAGGGCATAAAGTCTATTGCGAAAGGCGTTATCAATGGCGTTATTGAAATTGTAAATACGGCAATACGAGGACTGAATAAAATCAAATTGCCTGACTTTTTAGGTGGTGCAGGAATCAACATTCCGGAGATACCAAAGTTTGCGAAAGGTACACCGCGGACACCGGACACTTTTATTGCCGGGGAAGAGGGACCGGAGTTAATCACCGGGGCAGCAGGCAAAAGAGTATTTACCGCCATGCAGACACAGAATATTTTTAACAACATGGCAGGCAGGGCGGGTGTGACCGATTCGGACACGCCGACAGCGCAGGGGTTGAAAGTCGGCGGCGGCATGATTCAAATTACAATAAACAACAAGCCGCAGATTACAGCACCGGGCGGCAACGCGGCAGAAATTGAAAGCATGTTAAGACAGGCAAATGAAGAGTTTTTAGCAAAGGTAAAAGCATTAGTAAAACAGGCATTAGCCGAAGCCAGCGAACAGGAAGCGAGGGTAAATTATGCTTAAAACATACACAACCATATCTGGCGATACCTGGGACATTGTATCTTACAAAACGCTGGGGAATGAAATGTATAAAAATGCGATACTGGAATTAAACAACGCCTACCGGGAAATAGTCATTTTCCCGGTAGGCGTCGCCCTTTTAATCCCGGAAATTGAACCGGAGGTATTGGAAGATTTACCGCCGTGGAAAGGGGGATTGCATGAGTGACAAAAGCCTTGCAAGACGCACACAGTTAAAACTTACTTTCAAGGGCGTTGATATAAGCAGGGACTTAACAAGTTATCTGCAATCAATGACCTATACGGACAATGAAGAGGACAAAGCGGATGATATCAGTATAACGCTTGACGACCGGGGGAGTAAATGGCTTACAAAATGGCTGAATACCCAAAATGCAAAAAAGAAAGTGGAAACCGTACAGAAAGAAATTGTTGTAGGTGATATCGTCCAGTTTAAGGGCGGACCTGTCTATATATCATCAATGGCGGCAAGCCCCACTGTAAACCGTGGGGCTTCCAGGTGTAAAGTAACAATAAAAAACAGTAATGCGCATCCCCTGCACTTGATTTCAGAAGATGGCGCACGGGTGTATGGGTGGGTAAACAGCAGTGACGTTGAGGGTGGAACTGGCAGCAGTGCAGAACAGGAAGTGCAGGAGCGGAAAGCGTTCAAGGGTACGGAAATTAGTGCTGTCATTGTACAAAAGAATCCTTTTTCGGATGGAATAGACAAGGTGCATAATTGCGGAATCTTTGAAATAGACAGTGTGGATTTTTCGGGTCCGCCGGAAAAGCTGACAATTAAAGCGACTTCTATTCCCCGTTCCAGTTCTTTGAAGCAGGAAAGAAATAAAGTGTGGGAAAACATTACCTTGCAATCCATAGGCAGCACGATAGCGCAAAACAGCGGATTGCAGTTGATGTATATTTCAGATAACAACCCCACCTATACGAGAAAAGAGCAGTTGAAAATTTCTGATATTGCGTTTTTGCAAAAGCTATGTAAAGGTGCAGGGATTTCTTTAAAAGTGACCGCAAAAACGATAGTAATGTTTGACGCGGCAAAGTATGAGAAAAAACCGGAAATCAAGAAACTGAAAAAGGGTAAAGGTAATATTCTAAGCTACAAACTAAGCACAAAAGCGGCCGGAACGGAATACGGGAAATGTACCGTTTCCTATACTGACCCTACTACAAAAAAAGAGATAAAAGCAACCTATACGAAACCGGGAGTAGATGAAAAGGAAGCGCAGGAATTAAAGGTAGAAGAAAAAGTAAACAGTAAAGAGGAAGCGTTGACCCTGGCACAAAAGTATCTAAGGGATAAGAACAAAGATGAAACCACAGCGCAGTTTACGCTTATCGGTGATGTTGATTATTGCGCCGGGATTACTGTCCGGTTATATGGTTACGGAGAGTTTGACGGAAAATACATTGTTGAAACGGCAACTCACAACCTTACAGACGGATACACGGTAGATATCAAATTACGCAGTTGCATGGAGGATTATTGATGAATAGTGAAATGCAAGAACTGAAATCTATTGTTCGTGTCGGGATAGTCAGCAGTGTAAACAGCGGTGCGCTGACAGCCAGGGTAAAATATTTGCAGCAGGGAACCATGTCCGGGGATATGAAGCTGATGCAGAACAACCCGGACCCGGAACGGAAGTGGATACCGAAACCGGGGGAATATGTTTTGTGTCTGCTTTTGCCGGGGGGCGACGGCGACGGTGTGATTTTAGGGGGTGTATAAATGGCGAAAATCGGTACATTAGGAAAAATTGTTTTTTCCGTATCTGACAAAAAAGTGCAGACTTTTACGGACTTAAGTATTGAGAGTTCAGCGAGATACAGCACCCATACCAGACATTTGAAAAAGCCGCTTTTGGAGTTCGGCGGCATGGACAACGACAAGCTGTCATTCAGTATCTACTATTCTGCTTATTTGGGTGTGAACCCCGAAAAGCAAGTTAAAATGATTGACACATACATGAAACAGGGGAAACAGCTATCCCTTGTCATAGGCGGGAAGAAATACGGCAGTAAATGGGTGATAACCAAACATTCTAAAAGCTATAAGCATTTTGACCGTAAAGGGAGAGTGTTGGCAGTAGAAAGCAAGCTGACACTGGAAGAATATGCAAACAGGTAAAAGGTGGTGGTGACGTGTCCTACACAGTATCGGCTATTGAAAAAAAAGAGATAAATTTCAGACCGGAAACGGTGGTTGAAGAGGTGTTACAAAATGTCTGGTTTATCTTAAACACAATGGAATATGACTGTCCGCTTGCCAGAGGGTTAGGGCTGAACCCGGATTACATTGATAAGCCAATCGAAGCGGCGCAGGCACTTTCCGTTTCGGATATATATGACAAGATAGAGTTATACGAACCCAGGGCGGAGATACAGGAAATCAGTTTTGAAGCTGACCATCTGACCGGGAGAGTGGGCGCAGTATTGGAGGTAGAAATAAATGGCGATTACGACAAGGAATATACCGAGTGAATACCCGGAAGTTACATTTTGCGAAACCGACACAACCAAAATAGTAAATATGCTGATAACCGGGTATGAAGCCATAACGGGAACAACATTGTATCCGGCTGACCCGGTGCGGGTGTTTATCTTGTGGGTGGCTGATATAATCAGCCAGGAACGGGAATTGATTAACTATTCTGCACGCATGAATATACCGAGATATGCGGTTGAAGATTTTTTAGATGCAATTGCAGAAATCTTTTACAATACCTACCGCCTGCCTGCTGAACCCGCCACAACGGTATTACGGTTTGAAATATCAAAAGTTCTGGAAGAGAATTACACCATACCAAAAGCTATACAGGTGACGGTGGACGGTGAAATTGTATTCCGGACGATAGAAACAATTATGTTCCCGGCAGGGAAAGCATACGTTGACGTTCCGGCGGTTTGTCTGGCAAATGGCACGGCTGGCAACGGATTTATACCAGGGCAGATATGCAAAATGGTTGATGAACAGTTTTTGTATTTCCGGGATGTTTATAACATAACTGAAAGCGAGGGCGGAACGGAAAAGGAAAGTGACATAGATTTCTATAACCGTATGCGTGAGAGCATGGAGGGCTATTCTACAGCGGGACCGAAAGGCGGCTATATTTTCCACGGAAAAACAGCTTCAAGTGCAATCAGTGATATCATGCCGAGTTCGCCGGAACCGGGGGTTGCAGATATCCGTGTCATGCTTCACAACGGAGAACTTCCCGGTGCAGAAATCATAAATAAAGTAAAAGAAAAGTTGAGTGAAAAAGATATCAGACCTATGTGTGATTTTGTCCAGGTATCCGCACCGGATACGGAAAGGTTTGAAATTGATTTCACTTATTTTATTTCAGAGCAGAAAAAGGCGGCGACAAGTGAAATTGTTTCAAATGTAGATACGGCAACGCAAAACTATATCACATGGCAGACTGAAAAAATGGGGCGTGACATTAACCCATCAGAACTTCACGGCTTGCTTATGCAGACAGGAGTAAAACGGGTAGAAATTAGGAAGCCGCAGTTTACCAGGATACCGGAAAGCAGCGTTGCCATTCTTGACGGAACGCCGACGGCAGTAAACGGAGGTTTTGAAGATGAATAATAACATTTTCAATATGGACCTTACAAGGACGCTTCCGCCTGCTTTGAGAAGCGACCCTAATATACAGGCATTGTCTAAAGGGATAGCGGAAGCGTTGCAGGAAAACGCCCGGCTGATAAAGAACAATATTATTTATGCCCGTATTGATGAATTGCCGGAAAAGTTGCTTGACGTATTGGCTTATGACTTACATATGGACTGGTACGACTATGACTATCCTATAGATGTGAAAAGGGAATTGATTAAAACAAGCGTTAGAGTACACCGGAAATTAGGTACAGTGTATGCGGTAGAAACTGCATTGGGGGCGTTACATCCAAAATCAGAAATCGAAGAATGGTTCGATTATGGCGGCGAACCCTTTTACTTTCGCATAATCCTTGATGTATCAGAATCCAGGGTGCAAGCAGATTCTGGGAAAATCATCAAAACGGTGAAGTTGTATAAACGGCTGACTGCTCATATTGAGGGGCTTTATTATCAATGTGGGGTTGTTATTGAGATAGGCGCAAGAACAGAATATTTTCCGCTTGGAGTGCCTTTAACAAGCGGCAGATTACGGGCAGGAACCGAGTCGTACCGCAATACAAGGGCAGGAATTGGAAACCGTTGTATTGATATTGAAACAGAAACAGCAGGCGACACGTTCCAAAGTCCACAGGCGGGTACAATTCCTTACCGTAATAGGATATACCGACAAAAGGAAACCGTGCTTGAAGTAGATTCCGGAACGGATGGCATGAAATTCCAGGCAACGGCAGCAGGAAAGATAATTGCGGGCACAGAACCACAAAGAAATGTCAGAGGTGGAACCAGTGCGGAGAGTATCGCAGTTGAACCGGAAGCGGCAGGCGATATATTCCAAAGCCCGCAGACGGGCAAGAATCCGCACCGTAATATACTTTTCCGGACGGATGAAACCGAAGTTGAAACGGTACAGGATATAGAGAAAAGACATTACCGGACGGCGGCAGCAGGGCAAACGGATACGGGGACGATTCCCGGACGTAATATAACATTTAATTCTGCTGATTTAATGATAGAGCAAGAAACGGATACAGAGAAACACAATTATGTTTCAGCCGCCGCCGGAGAAACAAAAGCCGGAACCGAACCGTACAGAAGCATAGCGGGCGGAATTGTGTCCGATGATATTGAAGCAGAAATACAGAGTGAAAACAAAGTGTTTCGCAGTGCAGGGGCCGGTACGGAGCCGCAAAGAAATATAACAGGAGGGAAAGAACTTGAAGAAATGCAGATTGCCGCCAGTGCGGAAAACCACATATTTACCAACGTAATGAGCGGTACGGTGCCGGAAACGGGCACAACAGGGATGCCGCAGGGGGCGGACATCGAACCCACGGCAGCAAGTGAAGTCCATGCTTACAAAACCGCTTATTGCGGACAGAAAGGGCTTAACCGCAAGAATAAGTAAAGGAGGTAGAACATGCTTACAGAAAAGGCGTTTGAAAGTTTTAAAACGTTCATCGAAAAAAATATTGCTTATGCAAAGGTAGAGTTTGACAAAAACGGCAAGCTGGAAAAAGTCGTAATCCATAAACGGGAACGGCTGAAAGACGGCAGGGTTGCATTAAGCCTTTCTATCACGCCGGAAACGACGAAACAAACAACGGTATCAAGGGTACAGCTTTATGACAATAACAATGATTTATGGGCGGATAAGGAAGAAAATATTCTTTTGAAAGACGTTCAGGAGGGCGTACTTTACCGATTCAGCTTTGACTTTAGGGAGGTGTAAAAATGTATACAGAAAGAATCTGGCAAGACCATGTAACGGAGTTTGAAAACCGTTATAACGAGGTGGTAAACCCCGATGGCAGTGTATCCCATGAACCCATAGAGGGGGAAATATTGCAGCAGGGAACGCCGCAGAATGCAAAGAATTTTAACCATATGGAAGCGGGTATTCTGGAAGCAAACGAAAAAGCCTTATATCTTGCGCTTTCAGTGTTGCATATGGGGCAGGCGGTCGAAAAACTGAATGGTGAAATTGGAACGGTAACACTTACCAATACGGAAAGCTATCCTTTCAATAATTCGGTTAAGACCGTAGCGTTAAGGCAGACAAGAGAAGATATCAGATACCGGATTATCACGGAAGCAACGGCGCAGGATACCGGGGGTATTGGTGAAGTCATTGTAACGGACCGGCAGACGAACGGTTTTAAAATCAGATATACCGGAAGCGCAAAGAATGTAACAGTTCGGTATGTTGTTGAGGGAGGGGCTTACTGATGGCAAATATCATCATTAAATCGGAGGAACGACGGCAGCAGGAAGCCTATGTGATGGGGCGTTTTGGAAAAGACAGCGGCAATGCAAGCCGGGAAACCAGAGAGCAGGCGGAATGTATTGCGGCAAGAACTACGGAAGCATATAACGAGTTGTGCAGAATGGAGGGCAAGAAATGAATGTAATTGAGAAAACAGCAGGAACGAAAGTAACTTACGGTGTACGGGGGTCAAAGATTACCTTTAACGACGAACTTATGTTGAATCTTGAAAGCCGTGAACGTGATACGGAAATGCAGATTGATATTTGTGAAGATTTATACGGTTGTCTTGTGGTAGGTGCAAGTGAGAATACAAGGCGTTATGTGGCGCAGATTGTAATTCCTGCCCGGCGATATGAAGAAAGAATTGTTGAAGAGGATGCCCCGGCGGAAGAGGAAACGGCAGGGGATACCGAAGCAGAGAGCGGAGGGATTGAATGGAGAGAAAACCGCATTTTAGAAGCGGTTCCGTTCAACATGGCAAATTGTACATTGGCGTTATGGGGACTTGAATAAGTGAAAATTAAGGAGGATTAGGAATATGGCAAACTTTGACGATTTTAAATTAGCAGTAGAGAGTATCAGCGGCGGAAAAAACACGGTTATTCTGGATGATATCGGGATGCCGAGCGTTGTTGTGCCGATTGCAAAAAAGAAGTACAGCGATTTGATTCCGGGAGGAACACAGGAAACTTTGCCTTGCTTCATTGTTGACGGTGTGGAAAAGGATATTGTGTATGTAAGTAAGTTCCTTAACATTGTAAAGAATGACAGGGCTTACAGCCTGCCATTTAAGGACCCGAAAACTTCTATCAATTTTGACAGTGCGTTAAAAATGTGCCGGAATAAGGGCAACGGTTGGCATTTGCTTACGGGCGGCGCATGGTCCGCAATTGCGCTTATGTGCAAGGCGAATAATACAATGCCACATGGTAATAACAACTATGGTAAAGCGCAGGAGAATGCAGCAGAAACGGGTGTGCCTACATGGTATGAATCGGACGGCAGAGTAGGCAGAACGGCGACCGGGTCGGGACCGGCTATATGGAATCATGATTATACGGATTCCGGTATTGCAGATTTGAACGGGAACGTATGGGAATGGACGGCGGATTTCCGGTTGAAAGATGGCGAATTGAATATTATCCCTTATGGTAATGCAATGAAGCTTGATTGTAATATGGGGGCGACTAGTACAGAATGGAAAGCGATTATGCCAGATGGTACGCTAGTGAATCCTGGGACAGCGGGGACGCTAAAGTATGATAACAGTATTGCCGGAGATGCTACAAAAACGTCACACGGTATAGGCGGCCCTGTTTTGTTGAGTAATGAGAGAAAGTATCCAATGTATACCGGAACGGATGTTGAAAATGATTATGCATATGTTAGTTGCAATCCCCTGTTTCAGAATTTGAAAGCAAAAGACGGTGTAAATGTTCCGCAGATACTTAAGTCTTACGGGCTTTTCCCGACCGACACCGACTTGGGAGATGATGGCTTTTGGGTGAGGAATTACGGTGAACGCTTGCCGATTCGCGGCGGCGGATGGAGCCACGGTTCGCAGGCGGGCGTTTTTGCGCTGGCTTTGCACTACCGCCGCTCTTTTTCCAGTTCTTACTTCGGCTTTCGCGCCGCTTTTGTAAATCTGTAATCTGAAAAAACGAGTTCTGTTTGTGGTGCGATAGCACCACTTGTACTCCCGCATTTTATGTGGGAGTACATTTACAAAACACTGCCTAATCTTACGTGAGGGGTCGGAGGAAAACATAAAAATGTCAATTAAAAAGGATACGGAAGAACTTATAATACAGCAGAAAGTATATGACATGATATTATACGCATATCCAGCTATTGAACAATTTCCAAAATCACAAAAATTTTCGCTCGCACAAGATATGAAAAAGAATATGAATCAGATTATGCGACTTGTCATAACGGCTAATAAGAAATACACGAAAAAGACTACATTGCAAGAATTAGACATAGAAGTGACTGCTTTAAAGACGTATATCAGAATTGCATGTGATTTAAACTATTTATCCATAAAAAAATATGAAGTGTGGTCGAAAATGTTAGTGGAAATTGGGCGGATGGTCGGTGGTTGGATTAAATCAACTAGGGAAAGTCCGATTCCGAAGCGAGAAGCAGAAAGCGAGAGAATGCTTAATTGCAGTGATTGTGATGCTGAAATAACAGCAAAAATTAAAAATTTTTCAGAAAACAAGTTCGGAAAGGCATTGTGTTATAAATGCCAGAAAAAGCAAGGGGAATAAACCATAATTGCCGATTCGCGGCGGCAGATGGAACAACGGTTCGCAGGCGGGCGTTTTTGCGCTGAATTTGAACAACCGCCGCTCTAATTCCAGTTCTAACATCGGCTTTCGCGCCGCTCTACCCTCATAAGTCAGATGCCATTGCCTTACTGGGGAAATGGTCAGCACAGGGGATAAAGGGGCTTATTTCCGTGCCATAGGCAGAAAATATAAAAGACAATGAGCCATGAGTATCAAAAGAGAAAATCGCTAAATGTCTGACAAGGTGAAAATGAAAAGTATAAAGTGTATTTTTGAAAGAATTATAGAATATGAAAACCTGCATAAAGCATATTTGAATGCTAGAACATGCAAAAGATACAGGAAAGAGGTGTTGAAATTTTCTGCAAATTTGGAGGATAACTTGACACAGATTCAAGAAGAATTGACAAATGTAACCTACGTTTTTGGAGGGTACAGGGAGTTTTATATTTACGAACCAAAACAACGACTTATTATGGCACAACCGTTTCGTGACAGGGTGGTACAATGGGCTATCTATCAATTATTACACCCCGTTTTTGCTAAAGGGTATATAACGGATTCGTACGCATGTATTGAGGGTAGGGGGACACATAAAGCCGTGAACCGATTAAAGAATTGGCTACAACAGGTAGACCGGAAGCACAAAAAATATTACTATTTGAAATTAGATATAAGTAAGTATTTCTATCGTGTTGACCATGCGGTGCTAATGAACATTCTAAAAAGGCGGATTCGTGATGATAGAATGATAGGCTTGCTTGACCAGATAGTGAACAGCAATACGAATTTCGGTTTGCCGCCTGGCAAAAGTCCGGGGGAAGTACGCAAGAGTGAGCGGGTAAACAATAAGGGGATGCCAGTCGGCAATTTATCCAGTCAAATGTTTGCCAATTTATACATGAATGAGTTAGACCAGTATTGTAAAAGGATTATGCGGATTCATTATTATATCAGATATATGGACGATATTATAATACTGCATGAAGATAAACAGCAGTTGCATGAGTGGAAAAGGCTGATAAATGAATTTTTGCAGGATAACCTTGAACTGGATTTGAACCAGAAAACATGTATACGTCCTATTACTTTAGGTATAGAATTTTGTGGATACCGGATATGGCCCACACATGTTAAGTTGCGGAAAAGCACAGCGTTACGGATGAAGCGGAAACTAAAAGTGACACAGAAACAGTATGCGGCAAGTGAAATCGGCTATGAAAGGGCGATGCAGACCGTAAACAGCTATATGGGTATCTTGAAACATTGTGACAGTTATAGTTTGCGGCGGACGATTTTCGGGGAATATCTTAAACCCCCGCTTTATGAGGGGTGGTTTTACCTACAAAAAAATAGTTCTGATAAAGGGAATGACGGCGAATGACCGTCATTTTTTATTGGGAAAGGAGCGAAAAACAATATGGCAGAGGAAAAAGCAGTTATGCAGGAAATCATTGAAAGGCTGATTAAAATTGAAACGAAGCTGGACAGCTACAGCGATGCGAAAAAGAAAACCTATGAAAATGAAAAAGAAATCATCAAACTGAAAGGCGACGTGGAAGCCCTGGAAAAAGATAACAGCGTACAGAATGCGGAAATCGCTGAATTAAAAGAAAAGAATAAATGGCTGTCAAGGACGGCAGCAGGGGCGGCAATTACCGGGATTATTGGAATCATTGTTGCCTTTATAAGTGCGGGGGTTGGTTTATGATTTATTTAATGGTTGCAATCGTGGGAGTGATTGCAGGAATGGCAATATTTTATTTATTCATGCGCCTGCTATCGGAGAAAAAAAGAGGAAAAAGACGGTCAAAAGCAAGAAGCAATACAGGGAAAGAAAAGCAGGAACGGGAAAAAATCAGCTTTACAAAAGTTGTTTTGTCCCTTGTCCTGCTTACTTATTTTATCGGGCTTGTTGTCGGTGTTTATGTGACACTGAAAGATTATAACCAGTTTGGAGTATTGGCGACGTACATAGCGACACCGACAACGACCGTCACAGCTTTGTATTGTTGGAAGTCAAAAGCGGAAAACATGATAAAGCTGAAAAAGTATTTCCCGGAAGAAACGAAAGATATTCCGGTGGACCTTAACAATATCAATCATTAAGGAGGAACCAAACATGCAGATTATTGAGAACTATGCAAGGAAAAATCGTTGCTACACGAACAATACGAAAATTGCAGTAAAAGGGCTTATGCTTCATTCTGTTGGATGTCCGCAACCTAAAGCGACCGTGTTCGTGAATAACTGGGATAAAGCGTCAGCCAGTGTTTGCGTTCATGCGGTGGTAGGCGACGACGGAAAGGTTTGTCAATTACTTCCGTGGAATGCGAAAGCCTGGCATTGTGGCAGCGGCGGCAAAGGGAGCGGAAATAATACACATATAGGGGTAGAAATGACAGAACCGTCTACAATCAAATATACGGGCGGTTCTTCATTCACTGACAGTAATCCGGCAGCGACAAAGCAGTTTGTTCATACAACGTATAAACATGCGGTTGATTTATTTGCTTATCTATGCGGGCAGTTCAACCTTGACCCGACAGCGGACGGTGTGATTATTTCCCATTCGGAGGGGCATAAACGGGGAATTGCCAGTAACCACGGCGACGTTGAACACTTGTGGAATAAGTACGGTTTGACAATGAATCAATTCCGTAAGGACGTAAAAGCGGTTTTAAGCGGTGGGAAAGTTACGGGGGCAACAAATACCCCACAGACGGCAGGAAATCCCCAAAACGGGGCGAATAAAACGCCGTACACGGTAAAAATAACCGCCAGTGTATTGAACGTGAGAAAAGGACCGGGAACAAATTATCCGGTGGCAGTCCAGGTAAAGCGGAATGAAGTTTATACCATAGTGGGCGAGGAAATGAACGGTAGTACAAAGTGGGGAAAATTAAAAAGCGGTGCAGGGTATATTTGCCTTGCATACACAAGTAGAATGTGACCGATTCGGACACATAGAAAGGATATATAAAATGGCATTGATAAAATTTTTATTATTAAATTGGGATTCCGTATTATTGATTTTCGCCGTGGTTGGGGTAGTTGTTTATCTGGTAAAGACCGGGCAGACAAAAATATTAAAGAAAATCGCTATACGGCTGGTCACCGAAGCAGAGGGGGAGTTAGGCGACGGTACAGGGATATTTAAGCAGGCAGCGGTAATTGAATGGCTTTATGACAAAATACCGTCAGCGCTTAAAATATTGTTTAGTAAAGCGGATTTGGAAAAGCTGGTTGATTCCGTTGTTGAAGAGGTTAAAAAGAAATGGGCGGAAAATAAGGATATTCAAAGCTACATAGAAAGCCGCCAGTTAATGAGGTTGACCACTTTAGAAATACCGGGCAATATAGAAGTGTTGAATCCGGATGATATTTTAAAACTATAAATAGAACAGCCCCCCGGCGGACCGCTGGGGGGCTGTTTAATCTAATAGACATTCCATAGAGATAGAATACTTTTCTTTGAGTTTTTCAAATGCAAGTCTTGTTGCTTCATAACTATTCCAACCGACCTTATAATGATTTGAGTTTACAAAGCTGTCCGTGGTATAGGTTTGTATAAAGTTGATACCGCGACCCGTTAATACTTCCGTTGTATCAATGTAATAATGTTTGCCATAATGAGAAAGCCGGGCTTCCATTTTTGTATTCGGTTTTCTTTGACCCATTTCCGGGGTGAAACAATGCACCCCGGCTTTTCTGTCTTGCAGATAAATTATTTTTCCCATAATATTATTCCCCTTTCTATAAGTGAGTATTAAAGCCAGTTACCGAAGTAAATAGTTCTTGAAGTTGGTTATTGTAAACGTTTTTAAAATCTTTAATTGTAATTATTGTTTCATCACGTATCTTTCCGGTTTTCGGGAAATACTTGAACGGCGTATATTTAGTGAAAATTACGTCGTATAAATCATTGCCATTTAAGATTATTTTCAAGCGATTTGCCTTACTCATATTTTTAGGTAATGTCATTTGCAAGGTGTTATCAGTTCCTATAAGATGTTTTGCACCTGTCATAGCTAAAAATTTATTTCCGCCTAATTGATTAAGAATTTCATATGCTACTTCCATATTTCATACCTCACATTCATTTGATGATGTTATTATATACTTGTTCAAGTATAAATTCAATCAATGGATTGCACAAAATTACTTGTTCAAGTATGTGAAATATGTATACTTGAACAAGTAAATAAAGTGTGGTAATATATATGTGCGAACATCGTAATGAATAAACACATAGAAAGAGGGTGGAAAAGGTGGGGACATCAGCAACGGTTTCTAAAAATAAATGGAACAAAGAAAACTTGGACCATTATCACCTGACATTACCTAAAGGTAAAAAAGAGGAATATAAACAATTGGCTAAAGTATTGGGTTATGGAGAATTAAGCAAGCTGATTGTGGCGGCAGTAGAAGAGAAGAAAGAAAGGGAGAGAGAACAATAA